CTGGTGGCGATGATGACGCGCTTGACGCCGGTTTCGGCATTGGTGACGGCGGTCTGCGGCGTGTACTGCCAGCAGCCGCCGAGCACGTCCGAGTTTTTGGTGGCGTATTTGAGCATGAGCATGAGCTGGACATAGAAGGTGTCGCCTTGGCAGCGGCCGGCGTATCCCTTGCCCTTCTTGAGCGCGTAGTCGATGGCCCGGTTCTGCGAGCCGAACTCGCGGTCAATCTCGACGCCGCTGACGGACAGCGGCCGCAGGCTTGAGTCGAGCGAGGCGGCGTATTTGGCGAACAGCAGGCAGGGGCGTTTCGAGCCGTCTGGCAACAGCACGCCGGGCAATGGTGTGTAGCCGTCGTATTGGGTGTCGCTGTAGAGGAATTCATTGTGGGTGCTCGTGGCTTCGAGCTTGTAGTAGCCGGGGCATGTCATGACGTACACGTCGCCGTTGGTGCCGTCGCGTCTGAAGCGGGTGTCGATGCCGTCGATGGCGGTGACGTGGGGCACGCCGTCGTCGCCGATGGTGGCGTTGACGTCCCACACGCGGAAGGCAGGCAGCGCGGCGTAGTCGTCGCGGCCGGCCTTGTCGTTGGTGCTGATCTCGATGGTCAGGTTGGCGTTGTCTCGGGTCTTCACGCCAGTTGGCGTGTTGCTGTACGTGTATTTGGGGAATTTCACGCCGTATATCTTGCCGTCCGTGTGGGCGGTGAAGTAGGCGGCGATGTTGCCGTATTCGCCCTTGGTGGAGTCGTAGGAGAATCGCACGCCTTGGGCGGCGTTCTTGTGGACCTTGGCGATGAGCTGGGCGGTGTCGGCGAGGGTCATGACCTTCTGCGCGTTCGCCATGATGGCTCCTTCCTGTTTATCGGTTGATGATGTCGAGCGCCCAGTCGATGTCGGACTGGGTGAGCGGCGGGATCGTTTCGGCGTCGGACAATGCCGGCGCGATCACGGTGTCGTACTGGGCGTCTATGTCGGATTGGGTCGCGAAGACCACGCCGGCGGCCGCGCTGGCGGCGATCTTGGCCTTGCAGTCGTCGGAGAGCTGCCGGTATTCGATCACGCTGGTGCGTGCCGCGTCTGCGGCGTCCTTGGCTTCGCCGGCCGCGCTGACGGCCTTGTTGATGGCCGTGGTCGCGTCGTCTATGAGCTTGTCGAGCACGCCCATCTGATCCTGCGCGTCGGGCGCGGTCGCGTCGAACACGGCTCGTTCGACGATGCCGTGGAAGTTGCGCGAACAGATCCTCGTGCCGTTGACGCTGACCTCGATGCCCATGAGGATCGCGCCGGCGTGCTGCAACGCCTTGCGCGGCACGGCGACACGGTACGTGGCCGTGGTGGTGCCGAACACTGCTGGCATGCTCACGCGGTCGCCCAGCCCGCTGCCGGGACTGGTGTTGTAGGCGAGCGCGACGGTGATGCCGGTGGTGTCGGTGATGGGGGTGCCGTTGTCGGTGAGTTCGACGGTGATGGTGCGGCCGTTGATGTCGCCGGCGTTGAGGCGTATGTCTGCGATGTAGCCGTTGGCTAGGTCGAGTTGGATGGGTTCGCCTGTGGCTTCGCGGAAGCTGTCAAGCGTTGCCATTGCCGTCGTCCTTGTTTTCGAGCTGGCTGCGGAGTTCGGCTATCTGCGCGTCCTTGATGTCGCACATGGCGGCGAGTGTGGCGATCTGCCGGTTCGCGTCGGCGAGTTGTTCGGAAAGCTTCTGCGATACGAGTCGGTCGAAGCTGACGTACTGCTGGTCATCGTTCATTTTTCTACTACCTTTCATCTGGTTATTGGTTGCGGCATGAGGCTTGCGTAGAAGCTTTCCTCGGCGTTGTCGATGGCATTGGCAACCGTCTTGTCCGAGAGCAGGTCGGAAAGCGCCTGTGCGTCAACGCAGGACGTGTCTATGCCGGTTCCGGCGTCTGAGTCTTCGAGGGCGTATGTCGATACCGATTGCGCCTGTTGCGGGATGGTTGGTAGGTGCATGCCTTTTCTGGTGTCGTTGCGGGCTACAGTCAGCGGATCGTTCTGGACGGTTCCGTCATCGGCGAGCATTGACATGTCCGCCGCACTGTCGTTCAGCGCCGCTTCGAGCGCTTCATAGGCCTCCGTCCAGACCCCCCTGCCGGTTGACGGATCGTATCGCGTCGTGTCCTCGACGCCTTGCATTATCGCGGCGACTGCTTCGGCTGTGGATCCAAGTCCGAGCAGTGCCGTCCAGGATGCAATGGTTCCTGGGGAGAACACGAATTGCTGGTATCCGTTGACGGGTTCGTCGCAGTTGACGATGATGTTCCCGTCGCTCATTGTCATGGTTTGTCTCATGTTTGGCTTTCCTTATTTGACGAGCCATCCGAAGGTGTCGCAATACATGTCGACCTTACATGGGGTCCGGTCGGCGTTGTACATTAGGATGTCCCATCCGGATTGTCCTCCGGTGTTTTTGACGTGCATGATGATGCCGCCCCATTCTCCGTCAGCGTTTGCGACGGCGTAGTATCTGCCGTATTTTGCCGGCGACGACGCGGTGAAGTGCACGGTCGCGAACGCGCCGACCGAGATCGCCCCGCCGTTCGGCATCCATGCCTTCCATGCCATGGATCCATCGAGAGTATGACGGTTCGCATAGCCTCCGAGGAAGCCTCCCATGTAGAGGTATCCGGTGTTGATGTCTGCCTTCACCCCGACGGCGCCGCTTGGATCCCATGCCGCAAGTTCCGAATACGTGTCCATCGCGTTTGTGTCTGGAGAGGCCGAAGACACCAGTCGTGCGCCGGAGCTTTTCGCGTCATTTGACGACAGGCTGTAGTCGCGCATGACGAGTGCCTGGAAGACACCTCGCATCTTGGCGTTGTCGGTTTTCGTGCTGCCGACTCGTACGAAGGCGCCTGGATCTGTGTTCGCGCGACGACCGCCGTTGAAGGTGAGCGTCGAGATCTCGCCCACCTCGGAATTCGTGGACTCGGCAGCGATGTATGGCTGCTGCGCCGCATCTGTCGCGTGGATGAACGAGATGCCGGCGCCGGTGATGTCGGCGGATCCTCCGATCGGCTTCTGTTTGAATTTCGGGCTCATCCACAGGCGAGATCCGGACGTGCCAGTCTGGAAGGTTCCTGTGAGCGTGTTATGGCCTCCGCTGCCGTCGAGATGAACCGTTTCGACGCCGTTGGCGTCGGTCATGGAGAATATGCCGCTGTCGAGGTTCCAGTAGCTTCTCGCGCCGCTGATGATGCCGCTTCGCAGGTAGGTGGCGTTGACGTACAGCAGTCCTCCGCTCATGTACAGGCCCTGCAGCTGGCCGTTGTTCGTGAGCTTGTTGAAGATGTACTGCTGTGTGAGCGCCTTCTCGAACGTGTTCACGTGGCTCGTGGCCGTGTTGTCGGCATACGATTTGGCGGCTTCGAGCGTGCTGGTGTCACCGTCGGCCGCCGCCTTCTTCGCCGCCTCGAGGGCCGCGTTCGCCTTGTTCGTCGCGTCCGTGGAAGCGGCTTTCTTGGCGTTGGCTTCCGCGCTGTTCGCCTTCTTGGTAGCATCGGCCGCGGCCGCTGATTGCGCGGCATTGGCCTTGCTTGTGGCGTCGGCCTTCGCGGACGCGAGCGTGTTCGAGCCGATGCCGTCGGCGTATTTCTTGGCCGCCGCCTCGGCTTCGGAGGTGAGCCGCTGTGCCGCCGTGGTGGTGGCGAGGTCGCTCGCCTTGTTCCCGGCAATGGTACTGGTTCCGGCCAGCCGGAATTCGCCGGTGGTCATGTCCCAGTACTGCAGGCCCTTCTTGTCGGTCAGGATGCCCGCCTTGACGAGGTTCGCGTCCAAGACGCCGGACTTGACGTAGGACGCGTTGGCATACAGGTTGCCGTTCTCCATGAAAAGGCCCTGGATCTTGCCGTAGTTCGTGAGCCGGTCGAACACGCTCTTCTGCCCAAGGGACTCGTCCAAGGCGTCCACGTACGCCTGCGCCGCCTTCTTCGCCGCCTCGAGGGCCGCGTTCGCCTTGTTCGTCGCGTCCGTCGAGGCGGACGCGAGCGCGTTCTTTCGGGCCTCTTCGGCTTTCGCCTGCGCGTAGTCCTTGGCCGCGGCGAGGTTGTCGAGGTCGGTCTGGTCGGACTCACGCTTCATCTGGTCGGCGTACTTCTTCGCCTCGGCGAGCGCTGCCGACGATGAGTCTCCGGCGATCGCGTCGACCGTTTTTCCTCCGACCGTCGTTCGTGCGGAGAGTTTGAAGTCGCCGGTGTCGAGGTTCCAGCTGTTGTAGCCTGCGGCATCGGAGAGCAGGCCGGTGTAGATCGCGTCGGCGAAGAGTCCTTTGCCGTTCGCGAGGCTGCGCCAGTTCCAGTCGCCGTTCGCGTTCCTCGAGCTTGCGCACCGCCAGTATCCGCCGCCGATCTGGATGACCTGCGTGGGGTGCTGGTCGATCGGCTTGTCGTACACGTAGATGCCTTGGCCGGGTTTGAGGTACGTGTATCCGCCGGTGGCGTTCATGATCTGGTTGATGCGGTCGATGAGGTCCTTCATGTACGGGCCGGTGCCGCCGGCGGCGCTGTTCCATGCGCCGGAGTTGGAGACGAGTTTGTCGAGCGCCTGCTGTTGGGCGGCGAGGCGCTGCGTGTAGGATTGCCGGATGTTGCCGAGGGTGATCTTGGTGTCGGCGAGGCTGCCGGCAAGGTCTTCCTCGATCTGGAGGATGCGGCCTTCGAGGCGCAATGGTGTGGTGAAGCTGGTGTCGATGATCTGCACGCTGTCGCCGACGTCCGTGCCTTCCGGGTCGTAGCCGGCTTGTCCGAGGGCGGTCACGTCGGCGGTGTAGGAGACGACGGGCGTGGTGCGGGTTTTGAGCGCCGCTTTGGTGAGGTTTAGGAGTTCCTTGGGGTCTTCGCAGTCGGGGAAGTCCACGGCGGCTTCGCTGTGGTGTCTGGTGCCGTCGGCTCCCACGATGCCCCAGTTGGCGAGCGCTTGGTCGTCTTGGACGTAGGGTTTGCCGTTGTTGACGTCGGCGAAGCTGATTTTGCGGCTGTATCCGCCGGTGGCCTCGCCTTCCTCGTTGGTTTGTTCGATGCCTTTGCCCCACCCGTAGAGGCGGGTGATGACGTCGCCGCTGTCGATGTCGCGTTTGATTTGGGTGAGGTCTTTGCCGTATTCGAAGCGTTTCGTGGTGTTGGTGGAGCCCCGGTGTTCGACGAGGTGGATGATGCGCCGGCCGATCTGGTTGCCGGTCGGGTCGGGCTGGTATTCGGTCTGGACTTCGAGCCCGTAGGTGTCGGCGATTTTCTGGATGGCGTCGAGGGCGGTGCAGTGGTAGAAGGCGAGGTTGGCCGTGCCGGTGATGGTGCCGGTCTCGACGGTGCCGACCGCCCACCGGGTGCCTTCGAGGGCTTTGGCGAGGCAGGCTTTGGCGTTCGCGTTGCGGTTGCGTTTGTCCTCGATATAGGTGCGCGAGAGTTCGGCGATGCTGCCGGTGCAGTAGGCGACGGTGACGGGCATGCCTGCGGCGCGGGCGGTCTGGGTGGACTGGCATAGGTATTCCGCCCAGCGGCCCATCGAGTCCTTGAACGCGATGCGTTCGTCCTTGTTGATCTCGCCGATGGTGGTGATGTCGAGGGTGTCGGTGCCGTCGGTGGCTCTCGTGCGGATGGCCTTGATGGCGTAGGGCAGGTCGCCGAGCGGGTTGCCCCAGCGGTCGAAGATCATGTATCGCATGAGTGTGCTCCTAGATGAGTGTGAGTGGCCTGTACGCGAGACTGGCGGCGGTGGCTCCGGTGAGGGTGAGCGTGTTCAGGCCGGGCAATAGGGGGAAGTAGTCGGATTCGAGTGTGGGTGTCATGAGGTTGCCGTTGACGCGCAGCTCCCGGTGGTCGGGGTCGGTGTCGATGGAGATGCGTCCGGTGATGGCGGTGGTGGACGTGACGGCGAGTTTGTGGCCGTGCGCGTCCTTGATGCTGACGGTCTTGGCGTCGGCGGCGGGGGTGAGCGTCCATGTGGGCCAGCATGGCCGGTTGCCTTT